GGTTGATTTGAGTGATTATAAAGACAACCATAACCAAAAGGAATAACTTGTTCAGTCCAATCTTGTGTACCAGTTGGAAAATTAAACCTATAGTCAATTAGAAGAGAAGTACTCTCATCTTTTTTAATTGGTAAGGTAAGAATAGGACACTCTTCAATTATTTCGTCTTTTAGTATTTTTTCCTTGGCAAAAACACCCCAGCCGTGTATTGGTGATTTATCAACATAAATCTTATCTGGCATCTTTATCATAGTAAACTTATTTTAATAAACTAAATCTCTCCAATATGGATCTTCTACAGGAACAACTAAGCACTTGTAATTTTGTTCTTCAAATGCTCTATTCATGTAATCAATCTCACTATCAGAGTTTTCAAAATGCATATTAACTCCTAAGTTCATTAGATATCCAAACTTCCATTCTCTATTTGTAAAATAGACTCTTTGTATTCCTAATTTCTTAGCTAATTCATATACTTCTACATGCTCGTTTTTAAGACCAAGGTGTGGATTTTCAGGACCATACCTTTTTGTAACGATTATAACTTCATGACCTTGACTAATATACTTTTTAGCAAGTGATTGGATTTCATCTTTTTGACTATTCATTGGGTGTCCTCCAAACTCATCAACTAAAGTACCATCAAAGTCAAAACTAATTAATTTTTTCATAATGATATTTCAAGAATTTTAAATTCAAATGTACCGGCTGGTGTTTTTACTTGGCAAACTTCATCAACTTTTCTACCCATTAGACCAGAACCAATCGGACTATTTGGTGAAATCTTAAAAGATTTTAAGTCAATTTCATTTTCAGGAACAATACTAAAAGTCATTTCTTTACCATTGTTAGTATTTAATACTCTAACTTTTGATAGAATCATTACCTTATCAGTTGTTAAGTCATTTGAGTCAACTATTGTAGCATTTGATAAAACAGATTGCAGTTTCTCAATTTTTGATTGTAACTTTTCATACTCGTCTTTAGCTACTAAGTACTGAGTATTTTCTTCAAGTTGTCCAGCCTCGCGAGCATCCGCAAGTTCAGTTATAACTCTATTCTTTTCTATTGTTAGAAGAAAATTCAACTCTTCTTGAATTTTCACTTTACCCTCTTTTGTTAGGATTGTTTTCATTTCTATATTTTATTTTTAAATGTCTTTTCATATACATCTCTAATGGCTTTTTCACCATTAGCTTTAATTTCTCTGGTTCCTATTCCAGCAAAATTCTGAGTGGTTATTTCAGGAATATCTTTCATTTCAATAAAACTCATTGTTGAATATGACCATCTAAACCACTTATCTTTAGTTTGGTCAAATACAAAAACATCACGTTTATTGTTTATACCCATCATAACAGCGTAACCAGTACCACCATCAACTATTTCATATTTTCCCTTATTGTAGTAACCTTTTGTGTTTTTGTCACCAGGTTTGATGATAGTACCAATGGCAAAAATCTGTTCTGAGTATTTTACTTGAGCCCAGTTGCGTGCTAAGAGATTCATATATTTATGAATCCCGTATCTATTTAACCATTTATTAGCCTTATTGACTTCAACTATACCTTCCTTATAGTCTTCATCAGATATCTCAACTTTGTTGACTGATTGATGTTTTGGAGTCTTATATGAATAAGCTCTGGTAGAAACACTAAATAGTGAACCGTCGGTTTCCCAAACAGTATCAGCACCTGGTGCGCCACCAGAGTGACAAACTACATTTGTCTTATCAATAGGCTTTTTATCAAAAATATCAATCATTTTCTAATATTTGTCTTAGTTTAAGTTCTCTTGATAAACCCAAATCATCTTCAAAGTATAAGTTTATTTCTGATTGACCATCATGTGGTCTAAATAAATTTAGTTTATACTTAACATCAGAATAGAATTTATCAAGATGTGATATAACAACATACCTTGCATCATCAATGGTGTTTATTTTGCTACCAGTATGTATATTAAATCCATCAGAAAGCTGTCCTTTATAATAAATATTTATCCTAATCATAAGCTAACTTTTAATCCTTCTACACTCCAGATAGCAAGATTACCATCCATTCTAAAATACAAGTCTCTAATATCTAAAGGTTCGTTTAGTATGTATTTCTTTAAGTAAAGAAAAAACAAGTTGCCATTGCATCCAACCATTTCACTGTATAGAACTTCTCCTGATTCAGATAGGTATGTATTAATTCGGAAATCTTCTATTCTTTTAACAGTAAAAAGTTTAGTTTTAAACTTTTCTGTATCAACTGAATTTAGTATTTCAGTTATTTGGTCAAGTGTATCAAAAGAATAAATAATTTCATCATTCTTAATACATGCTATATCAAGGTTCAAATGAGCATATCGGTCTATTAAATCTTGGACAATAACTCGTTGAGCCTTGCCTTGTCTTTTGGGATTGATATTACCAAAAATAAACTGCCTTAGCTGTTTAGAATGGTTGAATATTTCAGGTACATCAAATTTAGAAATAAAATCATCATATGAGTTTCCTAACTCTGGTGCAAATTCAGGATCATACTTTTTCAAGACTACCCAGTTAGCTTTTCTAATATCAATAGAAAGATACTTTTTATGCTCTGAATACTCAAAGCTTTTAGTTGTAGGGTAATCAGGAATTAAATTATCATAGATAAGCTCATTATAAGCTCTTGTATTTTTTAAATACTCTATAATTTCATTGGCTTTTTTGAACCTATATTCATAAAGATCGCCATACTTTTCTTCAGCATCTTCAAACAACTTAATAAGTTCTTTTATATTTTTCCACTTTTCGGTTTTTGAAAGTTGTTCTACATAATAATCATAGTGTTCATAAGAAGGAACACTTATATCCATAAGCTTAAAAAATCCTTTCACGTCTCTCATGATAATACTTGTTTTATTTTTTGGTCTCTTAAATAAGCTTTATAATCTTCTTGTTCTGTAATAAAATATTCATCCATTTCTTTTTCGGTGAAATAGTAATATTTAATCTGTTTTTCATATGGTAGCTTCCAACTATCTTTTACCCCTAAAACATATAGGTAATTTTGATCTTCAATCATAAATCCATAACCCTTTTTATCAGTAGCAGCATTCCAACTCAAATCACCACTACCATTAACTCGGTAGTGTGAACCAACTTTAAGTGTTTCATATTCTTTAATACAAACCACTCTATCACCCAATTCAAATCTATCAGTCATTGAATATTCTTTTTATTTTTTCTCTTCGGCTTTTTATAACAAAAATCTTCTTTTTTATTTTATAAGTTTCCTCATAAACATTACTAATAATTTTACCTTCACCATAATGTGAGTTAAGCATTATTTTTAATACTGCTAATCTATTTTGTAAATACTTCATTACAAATCCCCGTGATGGTCTATCTTCTCTATATCTCTTTTAGACATTATGTTAGTAATATCACCAATGTTAAATGGACGATACTCACCAAATTTCTTAAAAGCAACATCAACTCCAACATCCATTGACTTTCCATAATCAGGAATTGAACCATGTGAGTGGCCATAAAGATGTATAACACCTTTATGACTACCCAACCAAACTCGGTGTGAATAGTGAGAAAGAAATAATCTTGTCTTACCTATATTCAAAGTTAAAACATCTTGAACAGATGAAAAAAGTTCAATTGGGTTAAATGAGGTGTCATGATATTTTATTTCTTTATCAACAATATGTTGATCATGGTTACCTAAAATTAAATGTACATTTTTACAAATAATGAGGTTCCTAAATTGAAATATATTATGAACTCCGCCAAAACTCCAATCACCAAGATGATAAAGAATATCATCTTCCTTTACATATTTATTAATACCATTAACAAGTGCCATATTCATTTCATGAACAGAGTTAAAATCTCTGTAACCTCTTTGCCAACGAGAAACAGACTCACCGGCTATGTTGGAATGAGAATAGTGAGTATCACTTGTGAACCATATATTTTTCATAACACAAATATAGTATATTTTTGATTAACATGAAAGGAAGAGGACAAAATTTTATATATACAATAAATATTAGACTTTATATGAAATGGACAGAAGATGAAATAGAGATTTTAAAGACTTATGAAAGTAAAGAAGACTTATTGAGAATATTAATTAATAGAAATTGGAATTCAATAAGGAAAAAAAGAAAAAAGTTACTACCAAATAAAATTAAAAGCTGTCTAAAATGGACAGAAGATGAAATAGATATAGTTGTAAAAAATTACGAAAATATGATCAAAGAGGATTTAGTAAATCTATTACCAAACAGGAGTTGGGATTCAATAAAGTTAAAATCAAATAGCCTAAATTTAAGTAGGAGTTATGATTTTCTCAGAGATTCTGATATGTCTATTTTGATTAATGATGAATTAGAGAGTTTTTATTGGATAGGATTTATACTAGCAGATGGTACTATATTAAACGGCGAAAGAATAAAAATAATATTATCCACTAAGGATATTAACCATTTAGAAAAGTTTAAAAATTATATTGAATGTTCGAAAATAATAATCAATGATAAAATGTGCTTAGTTTCTATACAAAATAAAGAAATTTGTCCTAAAATATGTGAAAAATTTCAGATTAGACCAAAAAAGACATATAATCCTCCGAACTTCAATTTATACACATTCAATAAAGAATTGATATTCTCTCTGATAATTGGAATCATTGATGGTGATGGTAATATATCAAAAGTGTATAAAAGAGAGGATTCAAATATAAGAATACATCTTCATAAATCATGGTTAAATAATTTATTATTTATTGAAAATTTTCTATATGAATATTTCTTGATTAATAAAGAAAAAACATATTCTAGAATAGGAAATGACGGATATTCAATTTTAACAATATCAAATAACATACTTTTAAGGAAAATAAAAAAAGAATGCCTTAGATTAAATTTGCCTATTATGAAGAGAAAATGGGATAACATAGACGAAGATAGACTAACAAGGCAAGAAAAATATATAATAGTAAAAGATGAGATATTGAAGCTACAAAGAGTTGGATTTAAAAACTCTGACATAATAAAAAAGCTAAAAATATCAAAAAAAACATTTTATAAATTATATAAAACATAAAAATTATTTCTTTTTAATGGAAAAATTATCTTCCGAAGTCGGTAAAACACCTCTTCTAAAAATATCAGGAAGGTGGAGTTATTACTATACTGTGTGATAGGGGTGAAAGATATTTATCATGTCTTTAATTTAATATATAGTGTTAATGAAACACTTAAAAAAATTCAATGAATCAAACGAAGAAGATATTTTCTCTGACGAATCAATACTCCACGACATTTTATCTGAGTATGTAGAATGTGACGCTAAATATACATTGAAATATAAAGCATTTAAGATTTTTGATGGTCAAGATTTCATGCCAGTTGGTAATGAATTGACTAAAGGATTTGTCAACATTCCGGCTAACTATTGGGAAAGCCAACCAAATCTTCATAAAGGAATTCAAGTTTCTTTTAGTGAATTTTTTAAAGATGGTTACTTTGCAACCGATATACAAAGAGGTGATAATCAAAGAGTATTTGGTGTACCAAATAATAATTTATATAAATTTTTTGAAATAACTAAAGATGTTCAATATAGAATTGAGTCTATGGGTTATTTCTTTTTATTATCAACTCATAAAAATGGCGAGTTTGATTTCATGATAATTGAAAATAAATAAATAGTATAATGAAACACTTAAAGAAATATAACGAAGGTTTCTTAGATTATTTTAAGAAAGATACCGGTGATGATAAAATCACACTAGATATTATACACCGTCTTGAAAAAGTTAAAGACAGAAATCCTTATCAGATAGATGAGATAATGAATACCGCTGCCCAACTACCATCTTGGATGAGTAAATTTGTAGGCGATCCAACACCAGATCATAGAAATAACGAAGAAACTGAATATTTCAGTAAAATATATTTAGTTAGATTTGATGATGTTGACATTGTAATATCAAATGATAGACACACTTTAGTTAATCAAAACGGAGTAATGGTTGGCTATGAAAAGTGTAAAAATCCTTGGAAATTTTTTATTGGTAATAACTCAGGATTAGCTGAGAGAATTAGATCCAAAGAATCTTATCGTAAAAAATTATTTCAATTAGTAGATAAAATCTATAATGAGGATAGAGAAAGAAAAAGAATTGAAAGAATACAAACTGAAATTAATCCATCAGCGGACTTAATTGATGAAGGATTACACGAAAGAGAAGTTAAATTCACTAATAAAAGAAACCCAAGATTGGAAATAGTTGTAACTAAATCACCGGATGGTAGAATTACTAATATTGAAAATGAAACTGGTATTAGATTTCCTTTTTCAGTTGGTCAATTATTACAAAGAAATGTTGAAGTTTGGGCTTGTAATAACAACTTCTTAATGGACGGTAAAGATACTTGTCCAGAAAAAAAGATATTTGGTGTAAAAACATCTGATGTTCCTCAAGGACATGAATGGAGACACATCTTTCCTAATAAATTCAAATGAAAAACTTAAAAACATACGAAGGATTTTTTGACCTTTTCAAAAAAAAGGAAAAAGTTGAAGTAACATATAACGATATTATTGAATGTTTATATGATATTATTGACGAGTCAAGAATTGAGAAAGGTAATATACTAGGTGGTATTTTTGCATCAGATGATGTTATTTGGGGAAAATCAGAAGTATCAAATCATAAAATTGGAGACTTTAATTTCTCAGGTAATAAATCAGCAATATCATTTGAAATGACTTACTCACCTAATTCAATATCGGACAATGAAGTAAATGAGCTATTATTAGATTGTAAATCTAAATTAGAAATTTATAATTGTAAGATGTCATTTTTTATTGGTTGGGGGTTTGATGAAGGTAGTTCCAGTGATAAAGAGTGGTCAGAATTTATGACAATGATTGGCAAAACAATAAGTAAAACAGATTCACCTAATAGAAAAAGAAATATTACAATAAAAATAAAACTACCAAAATAGTGAGAAGTCTTAAAACATATGAAGGATTTTTTGACCTTTTCAAAAGCAAACCATCAGCCGATGATGAGATTGCTTTAGAGTATATTGCTCGTCTAAAAAAGGTTAAAGGTATTTCACCATATAAGATAACTTATGATCCTGGAAATAGAGAGGGAAATAACTTTGAAATTGATAAATGGATAGTTGATTTTGAAGATACACCTATTAAATTATGGTCTGTTATTTCATTGAGAGGAAATGGATTTGATGAACAATCTCAAGATCTTTTAATTAGTAAAAAGTTAGCAAGATATAGTGATAAAGAGTTTTATGGCTTAAATGTTATATGTGAAGGTGAACCGGAAAATTGTAAAGCAAAGCCAAAGATTCTTAAACAATTAGCTGAGTTAGTTAAGTCAGTATATGAAAATGACAAGGAAGCCAGAAGAATTGAAAGAATTAAAGTTAATATTAATAAGGCGGCTGATTTAATTGAAGATGAACCGGTTGAGGAATCATTAATTGAAGAAGAACCAGAGGTTCAAGAGATAAGAGATATTTGCTTAGAACTAAATGATATTGGTTTTAGAACTAAAGCTGATGAAATACCTTCTTTTAAAAGAGGTGAAATTAAAATTAAAGTAACTATTGATGATTTTAGAAAAGGCTATAGGTCACCATTCAATATATATGATATAAAAGAAACTTTAGAAAGAATACAAGATTTTATGACAGATAAAGGATATAGTGTAGAGATATACATACCTGAAAAAAGTCATAATAATAGAATGGATAAAATTAGATTTTACAAAGGTTGGATAATGGATGATGAGATGAATCCAATTGATTATAAAATATCTTTTTGTGAGATGTTTATAACAAGTTCAAATTGGTTTGGAAAAACTGTTAAATCAAATTAATATATATCATAATGAAAAATATTAAAACATATAATCAATTCATTAAGTCCAATTTTAATCCAAAACCTTCTAAAAAGACTTTTGGTTGGATGCCAGATCCTAAAGTAAAAGTTACTAAAGTAAAAGAAGAACTTGATTTGAAAAAAGGAATACTTGGTGCGACACTTGGTGCTTCTTTATTAGCAAGTTCTCCAAACTTACAAGCACAAGTTCCCATAAAAACTGAGCTAACAAATCCAATGGCTAAAGACGGTGTAGTTGTTGCAAAGAATCAAGTAATTGAATTATCAGATATTAGAAAAACAGAACTTACACCAAAAGATGTAGAGTTAAGTAATATATTACAAGAGATTCAAAGTAAATTAGAATCAGGTAGTCAAGAAGAATATAAAGAATTATTTGATAGACTATCTAGTCACGTTGAATCTAAGTATAATTATAAAATTGAACAAAAAGACTTATCTGAGTTATCATCAGCCGGTATATCAGAACAAACAAAAGGTATGTCAATTTTTGAAATACTTGGTTGGTTAGGTTCTATATGTTTAGCTATATGTGGTCTTCCACAGGCTTGGCAATCATTCAAAGACAAACACTCATATGGTATTTCATGGGGATTTGTTTTACTTTGGGCATTTGGTGAAATATTCGCACTTGCTTATGTGTATGATAAATTAGATTTACCATTATTATTAAACTATGCTACTAATATCTTAATATTGGCAGTTATATTATATTATAAAATAAAACCACAAACAACAGCAGATTATGATAAAGAAGTACGCAGATTTCATTAAAGAATCACACACAAAGACTATAAAACTTAGTGATGAAGAAGTTGGTTTATTTAATCAAGAACCTCTTTTACAAAAACTTATTTCTGATAAGAAGGTAAGTTTATATGATGATGAAGTAAAATACGATGAATCAGATATTGAAACTAAAGAAGTTTTAGACCAATATTTAGAAATACCTGGAAAACCAGAAGAATAATTATGAAAAGAATTAAAACATATAAACTATTTTTAGAAGGTATTAAAGATGATGATGATTTCAAGAGAAAGCTTGAAAATCTTAAATTATCACTTTATGCTATGTTAGAACCTATTTTTTCTATGGAGAAAAATATAAGAATGACTGGTGATGTTGAAAACCTAAGTGAAGGAGCTGATAGCTTAATTGAGCTTTTGTTTAATATGTTTGTTCAATCTGTAAATTCTAATCCTGATTTATCTGAAGAATTTAAAGACTTAGTTCTTGAAAAATTTGATAAATCATTAAAAAACTCAAAATCAATATTTATTGAAAAATCATTTAAGGAAGGACTTGATAAGTCACTTGATTTCTTTGTAGAATTTTTAGAAGCTATTAAAAAGTCAGCAGAATCCGAAGGTGAAGAATGGAAGCAAGCTAAAGAAAAAGACTATGAAGATATGTCTAAGTCTGAAATAAACGCACTTATTGACCAAGCTCTTGATGATAGAGACTTTGATAAGGTTAAGTTTTTATCTCAATACATGAAAGAATCATTTGAAATCACAGATGATATGAAAGCAGATATACAAAAATTCTGCGATGAATTAGTTGATTTTATTGTTAAGAACTATCAAGTTCTTTAAATTATTCCACAATATCTGGTAAATTTCATCAAACTGATCGTATCTTATCCTTATAAGATTTATGTAATTATCCTCACAATAATTCTCTTTTATTTTATCATTTATTTTAAGAGATTCATATGCTTTTAATCCTCCAAAAAACTTCATAGGTTGAAAGTGTTGTTTTCCATCAAACTCTATACAGGTTCTAGCACTTGGTATGTAAAAGTCAAAAGGCAGTTCAAATATATTACGACAATCATGAAATTTTTTTTGTCTCTCGTAGAAAATATTATATTTATCTAAAAACTTAGCTATTTCTTTTTCTCCTTTAGATTCATTACAATTTGGACATCCATTCCCTTGTATATGTGATAAAGGTCTCTGTGTAAAGTCACCATGAACCGGGCAAGTTATTGTAACTTTTGTTTGATTAGAAATATAGTCAGATTTATCATAGTTATACCTAAAATCATGAACTGCGTTTGATTCATTAATAAATTGTTCTGTTGATTTTCTTTTATTTATATTTTCTGGTGAATATTGTAAATGATTAAACGGTGTCTGTTCAAATAATTCATTCGTCTCTTTAAGAACTATTTTTACCTTTGATTTACAATCCGTATATTCAACTAGTGAGTAATCATACCTATCACCCCATTTATACTTAGCAAGCTTTATAAAATATTCTTTATTCATTCTTAACTCTGGTGCATATTTAAGGTGACTTGAGGCAGTCTGTTCAAATATAATACCATCATATATAATTTTTAATTTTTTTAATGCACCTTTATACTCGGTCAACGAGTAGTCATATTTATCACCCCAAACTTGCTTTGCTTCCTTAATAAACTGCTCAGTTGTTTTAGCAGGTGTGTTTTTTTCAGGACATCTACCTAGTAGGATATGTTTAACAACCTTTTGTTTATACAAAACGCCATTATAAACTATATCTATATCATCAGTTGATAATATCTTATCTTTTAGATTAGGATATTGATACTTATATCCATGTTTTTCTCTCGCCTTTTCTAAAAATTCATATTTAGTCATATACTATATATTAAATTATATTTCCTCCTTTAAGAAAAATATGGTGAAAATTTATAAAAAAGTTAAAAGGGGAGAATTCATTATTAATATATAAATTATAAAATAAAAATTATTAAAATGGCAAAAACAACAGGAAAAGAAACAAAGAAGTTTGAATTTAGTAAAGTAGGAACAATTTTAGATAATATCGCTAAATCCGTTCCAATTCAAATTGAAAAAGAAATCAAAGAAAGGAGTTACATCTCTACCGGTGTTTATTTACTAGATGCTGCCTTATCTGCTAAATTAGTTGGTGGTGGTATTTTAGCAGGTCGTATTTTTGGTCTATTAGGTGAATCAGGGGCAGGTAAATCATTTATCGCTTACTCTATTTGTAAGTCGGCACAAAAAGATGGATACTCTGTAATCTACATTGATACAGAAAACTCTATTGATTTAGAGGGTATCACTAAAATGGGTATTGATAATAGCACTGATAAATTTAGATTAATAAGATCAAACAAAGTTGAAGATATCAATATCTCATTAACTCAGTTATTAGATGAGTTAAAAGAGGCTAAAATGGGTGGATATGAAATTCCAAAAATTTTAATTGTACTAGATTCAATTGGTATGATGTCTTCTAATAAAGAAAAGGCGGACTTACTAAAAGGGGATATTAAACAAGATATGACAAGAGCAAAACAATTAAATGCTCTTTTCAGAAGTATTAGTTCTGATTTAGGTTATTTAGATATTCCTATGGTATGCTGCAATCATACATATCTAACACAAGATCTCTATCCAAAAGAGATTAGCAAGGGTGGGATGGGTCTAGTTTATTCCGCAAGTGTTTTAGGTTTTCTTTCTAAATCTAAATTAAAAACTGGTGAAGAAGATGATATGGACTTAGGTCAGTCAGGTATATCTGTTCTCTTCAAAACTCAAAAGAATCGTTTAGCTAAACCTAAGAAAATTAGATTTGATATATCTTTTTTAAATGGTCTAAATCCTTATACTGGCTTAGATGCTTTTTGTCGTCCAGAATTTTTTGAACAAATTGGTATTGCTCAGGGTAAAATGGAAGTTGATAAATCAACAGGTGAGATGAAATTTACACCAGGTGGAAACAGATGGTATGTATCACACCTTGATAAAACTGTGACCACAAAACAACTTTTTAATTCTGAAATCTTTACACAAGAAGTTTTAGAAAAAATGGCACCAATTGTTAATGACTACTTCCGTTTCAAATCAATTGATGAAATGGACAAAGTAGAAAGTCAGTTTAATGAAATGATAGGAAGTGATGAAGATGATTCAAACGGATTCACTGATGCCTCTGATGCTGATGATATTTTTGGATAATTAAAACCTCTTTAATACTAAGAGGTTATAAAAATAAAATGTAAATAAAATGAACAAGAATGAAATTTTTGAACAATTAAAACAACTTTGGGCTGAGTTTGAAAAAAACCACACAGCTACAAGTAAAGTTTCAGATGCTAGAGCTCGTAAAGCTTTAGGTGAAATTAAGAAATTAGTTACTCCTTATAGAGCAGCATCTACAGAAGAAGGTAAAGCAAGCAAGTAATAAAAAATAATCCATTCTAATGATACACATAGTTAAAGAACTTCTTTTAGAAAGAAATGTGGAAAATAAAAACTTTCCTTTGGAAGTTTTATATAAAGTTGGAATGGAAAATGTTAGAAATAACATAGAATTTTATTACGACAAAACATATACCTGTGAGTCTGTAATTAAAGAGCTTTTCATCCGTGGTATAATAAACTACATTGAAAAGAATAAGTTTACTTATTTAGAAAAATAAGTTGGTGGAAACTGAACCGTGTTAATTCCGGTCGGCCCTAAAACCCTCAGATTATTCTGAGGGTTTTTTTATTGAAATAGACTTATGTTTATAAATTATAATTAACCAATAGCAAGCTAAAAAAGCGTTATAGAAGTAAGAAAACCACTTTACATTAAATAAAATATTTAATGATATATCAATACATAATAAAAATAACATAGAGACTATTAAGATTTTGGATATTTTATCAAACTCTTTACTAACAAGTAAAAGTTTTAATTTATGAAACCTTGATAATTTGCTTTTATTAATCAAATTATCAAGTTTTTCATCACGTTGACAGGACTTACAGAGTCTGTAATTATTTTTATTATGTACTAATATATCAAGAACCTCATTGCTATCAATCTCAATATCTTCCTTACATGAATAACAACGTTGACCGGTTTTAAGCTCAGTAGAAATAAACTTTGTTGTTTTTATCATTCTAAAGTAATAAATGATAAAAATAAAAGGAGTTAAAGAAACTAATATACTAATAAAAGCACTCATATTATCCCAAAATTAATTGTAAAAATTTATCTCTTTTTTCCATCTTTGAAAGAGTTTTAATACACTCTGGTCCCAAACCATTCTCAATAGAAGAAGGTACAGTCAATCGTTTACCACATTTACCACAATGACCTTCGTGCCAAACCTCAATAAACTCAGCTAAATTACCAGCCTTTAGTTTACTTAAAACATATTGAAAAACTTTTACACTTTGAGCATCTTCTGAGATTGAGGATTTACGACCGTGCTTGAAGTTACCTTCAATGCAAGTTCCAATATAAGTATATGTATCAGGTCGTGTAAGAACACTAACAAAGAAAAGGTTAGAATCTTTAGCGGCTTTAATCTTAAAAGTAAATCGGTTACCAGACTGAGTATTCAGAAAAGTAAAAATTGATTTACCAGCAAACATAAATTTGAGAGCATCTGAGTTTTTAAGTTTACGACCTTCCATTTTGTAGTGATTTAGAATACAAATATAAGGTAAATAAGTAAAATATACAAATAAATATATAGAACTACGGAATTAGAAGATATTTTTTTAACAAAAGAGTTCAAGGAACTTCCTTGGAGAAAAAGAGCTTGGATAAGACTACAAGTAGCTTTTATACAATCAATTAAAATGTTTTAATGATAAAGAAATACTCACAATTTATAACTGAAGGATTTTCATTAAAAAATGATTTTGGTATTACACACCAAGACTTATCCGAAATACTTTATCACATAACTGATGAGTTTCCTTCGCTAGAATATTATGTTGAAGATTCTCTACAATCATCATTAGTAGAAAAAGATGACAAATGTTTTATTGTGGTTTTTAATCATAAAGATATAGATTTTCCAAGTGACTTACCGGTCTTACATTACGTTGAGCCAAAAATATTTGAGTTAATTCGTGATGTAAATGAACACCTAAAAGAGTTTAATCTTTATGTCTATTCATCTGATTTTGGAGTAAATGATGCTTATTATGAGTTAGTAGTAAGTAAAATAGGACACACACCAAAAGATACAGAAAAGAGGTGGTAGTTATTCAAATGGCTCCCAAGGACCACAACATACCTTTGTAACACCTATAGCATTATAGGGGATATTTCCACTTTTTGCAGCAGAGAGATAACATTCTATACCAACAACATATTCATTACCATCACAAGTAAAACTAAAAGATATGTATAAATCTTTATCACTACTAAATTCAGGACCTTGTCTACGAAGTTCTTCAATTGAAACTATACCACCAATAATACCATTTTCATTTGATTTATAATCAAATGTTTTTTTATCTTTTAAACTACTAGATAATAATAGTTTTATCTTGGCAGTCTCAAGAGCTTTTAAATAAATTTTTTCTAACTCTACCAAACTCAAACCTAATGTATCAACAACATAAGGTGTAACTGCGAATTTAATATTTTTAACAGGATCTTTATTGTAAGGTCCATTAAGACCTGATTTAGAAGATGTTGATATGTAATATAGGTTGTCTTTTTTAGAAGTTTCCTCTGTTTTTGTTGTATTTGTTTTTGTCTGTGAATAAACTGGATTACTCAACATCATACCAGCAGCTAAAGCACCAGTTGTTAAAGCTTTCTTTAAATTGACTTCTTCATTTAGGAAGTCTTCGTATTTTTTGATGTTTCTCATAATCATATATATTAAATGATTAAAGGCAATAAATTTAATATATAGTTGTATGTATAAGATATGTATAACTTGTAAAGAAAATAAAGAAATAAATTGTTTTACAAAGAGAGATAATTCAATTGATGGGTATAGAAATCAATGCAAAGAATGTAGAAAGTCTTATGCAAAAGATCACTATAAAGAAAATAAAGAAATTATTCTTATAAAGAATAAAGAATATAGATTAAAATCATCTAATAAGATAAAAGAAAAGAAATCAATATATTACCAATTAAATAAAGAAAGACTTAACGAAAATAAGAAAAGATACAACAAAGAAAAGAGAGATAAAGATTCTTTTTACAAATTAAAAGGTCAAATAAGGTCATTGATAGGTAATTCTATAAGAAGAAACGGATATTCAAAAAAATCAAAAACTATAGACATACTTGGTTGTGAGTTTGAAGATTTCAAGGCGTATTTAGAATCAAAGTTTGAATCTTGGATGTCTTGGGAAAATTACGGAAAATATAACGGTGAGTTATATTATGGTTGGGATATAGACCACATAATACCAGTATCAAGTGCAATATCGGAAGAAGATATAATAAGGTTAAATCACTACACAAACCTACAACCACTCTGTTCTAAATTTAACAGAGATATAAAAGTAGATAAGGCTAATGTGTAATATTGTCGCAATTGACCCTTCATTAATATCAACAGCACTTGTGGTTAGTTCTGGTGATACATTTAAAATCTACAACTATTGTAGAGAATCTAAAGTATTTGGTAAGAAAGGAATCACTAAGTGGTTCAAATCAGCCGAACAATATGTAACTTATAAATTTATTGAATACAGAGAATTTGAGGATTACTCTGAAGGTGAGTTAGTTAAATTAAAAGATTATGATTTAATTACTGATGAAATAGTTAAAGATATTCTTGCTAATATCGATCCTCTAAAAGAGACTAAGATTGGAATTGAAGGTTATAACTTTGGTGCTCAAGTAGGTGACCTTATTGACCTTGTTACCTTCTCAACACTTTTAAGAAAGAAACTATTTGATAGAGTTTCAGAAGATATAACAGTTCTATCTCCGTCAACACTCAAGTTGGAGGCGTGCAAATTAACATACAAACCAACAATAAAGGAAATAGGTGGTAAAAAGGCAAGATTTGAATACATATGGAGAAACAATATGGGTATTCCTGGTGGAAAATTTACCAAAACTGAAATATTTAGGTCTATTGTTGAAAATGAAAAAAATAAAGATTTTTGGACAAAACACTGTATTGAGATAAAAGATGATATCCTACCAATGTCTACTACACCAAAGCCATATGAAGATCTTTGTGATTCTTATATCATCTATCAATATTTATTGAATCTCTCTTAATATATCTATTTATATAACTACATAGAGGTTGCAAGTTAGTATAATGGTTTAATCTTATCACATCATCTTCTGATTCTGCAGACGAAATAGGTATAATATGGTCTATATCCCAACCATAGTTTAACTCACCGTTATATAGACCTCTATTTTCCCAGGTCATCCAAGGTTCAAATTTTGATTCTAAGTATAGTCTAAAGTCGTCAAATGAACAACCTAAAATACTTTCAGTTTTTGAAGATTTCTTATACCCGTTGTTCTTAAATGATTCATATATATAATTTCTAATTTTTTTCTCTAATAAAAAAACAATATCAGTTTTTAATCTTTCATTTCTTTTTTCATTTCTAATGGGCTTATAATTTGATAGATATTCTTTAATTTTCTCTCTATTCTCAACTCTATACTTTGAAGCTCTAGTAAGTATTAGATCTTTATTATCGTTATAATAATTCTTATCATATTCTTTCATTTTATCAGCGTTTTTCTGTCTCCACTCTTTTTGATATAAACTTTTTAACTCCTTTTCATAATCTGTCAAACTATCTCTTTTATCTTTTTCTTTTTTTAAGATAAATTCTTTATTTTCTTCTCTATATTGTTTTTTATATTCCTTTAGTGACTCTGAATTTTTAGTATTATATTTCTTACTTTTTTTCAAATGACACTCTTTGCATATTGATATATAGCCTTTTTTACCATTTGGTTTTTTATAAAAACAATCAAATGTTTTAATATCTAAACAGTTTTTACAAACTTTTGTATTTTCCATAAGTTATATATTAAATTACAAAAACTAGATATGTTTAATTTGGTAAGTAAAAAATATTTACTATATTTGCATAGTAGAAAATAAACAATATTAAAAAGTAATATATAACGAACAATGAGAACTTTACATACATACAAAATTCCGATTGACTGGACATAGCCCAGCTAAGCATTTTTATGTATGGCCCAGTCAATCAACGACTGGGCTTTTTTATTTTAAAAAAATTAGAAAATAAAGTATGAAAACAAAAGATATAACTTGGTACGAAGACAAAGTTGAAAGTATCAGGAAAAGAAAAAGAAAACTCCATCATATCACTGAACCTAAGGTCAGAAAAAGAATTAAAGATGATCTTAAAAGAGAACAAAGAGCGGCTAAAAGAGCAGAGCGTAGAAATATTAATATATACATAAAAAATGAAATAGAAAATTATTATGAATAAAGAAAATATATTTTATGTTTATATACATATTTCTAAAGAAACAGACCTACCGTTTTACATAGGATTTGGACAAAAGAATAGAATAAAGACAAAATCAAGAAGAAGTAAAGAGTGGAATGAGATTGTGGACAAAGAAGGCTACTATTATGGATTTCTAAAGAAGGAAATGAGTAGAGAAGATGCTAATTTTTTTGAAAAATTCTGCATTAACATATTCAATGAAATTGGATTTAAATTAGT